GACGCAATGATGGCAACGTGGAACGCCAGAGGTATCAGGATTGGATTTCCATTGCCGCTGTCTCCACAAGACACGGACTTAGACACAGAGACAGGCGTTCCTGACGCTGCGAACGAGGCAATTATTGCTAATCTTGCAATTAAACTTGCTCCATCGTTTGGCAAGCAAATTAGCCCGATAACGATGTCTACTGCAAAGGGCGCTTACGACGCTTTGCAGGCAAGGTTTATTACGGTTGGCGCGATGCAGTTTCCGAAGAATATGCCCGCCGGGGCTGGAAACAAGCCTTGGCGTTACAACAACCCGTTCCTTCTTCCGCCCGCAGACCCGGTAACCGTTGGTCCTGATGGACCTTTGGAGTTCTAAATGTCTCAGATCAACCAGCTTGCGTTGCTTTCGACGGTTTCTTCTGGAGACCAGTTTCCGGTATATAGCATCCAGAATGGCGATGCTCGAAGGGTTCCGGTATCTGCATTGCTGTCGTACTTCCAGCAGCAGTTCGCCGCTCCGACGATGGCGGTTAACCTGTTTGTGCCGTCTACCGGGTTTTCGATTGCGGTTCCAACCCCTGTTTCTGAGCAACAGTGGATGCTTTTGCAGCCCGTTTCCACGTTGGCAACCGGGACCATTGTGCTGCCCCTTAACACGAGCACGCCTGATGGTACCGAGGTTCTGCTTACTTCCACGCAAACCATTACGTCGCTTACGGTATCCCTGAACGGCGCAGCAAACGAATTTGGAGTCCCGACAACGCTATCCGCCGGAGGGTTTGCGCGCATGAGGTTCTATCAGGCTACTAATTCTTGGTACAGGATCGCATGAAAAAAGATTCTCGTCTTGAGCGCGCAGGCGTTGCTGGATACAACAAACCCAAGAAGACCCCTTCTCACCCTACTAAGTCGCATGTTGTTGTGGCAAAGGTTGGTGACAAAGTAAAAACCATCCGGTTTGGTCAACAAGGCGTTAGCGGCTCTCCGGCAAAAGAAGGTGAGTCCGACGCGGATCGGGCGCGCAGGAAGTCGTTCAAGGCGCGGCATGCATCAAACATTTCCAAAGGCAAGATGAGCGCCGCCTGGTGGGCAGATAGGACGAAATGGTGACGCCAGTCCCTATCGTCTCAGGAATTTACACGGATAACGGGCCAGACATTCGTGCCGCTTATCCTGTAAACATGATGCCGGTTCCTCGCGGTTCCGGAATGTCCGAGTATTACCTGCGCCCGCACGACGGCATTACACAACTTGGCACTGGCCCCGGCATCGACCGTGGCGCCATTGAATGGCAAGGCGTGTGCTACCGGGTTATGGGCACTAGCCTTGTCTCTGTGGCTGCAAATGGCACTGTAACAACGCTAGGTTCTGTTGGCGGCTCTGGTTACGTCACCATGGACTATTCTTTTGACCTGCTCGGCATTGCCAGCGGCGGGAATTTGTTTTTTTGGAATCCAATAACAAGTACGCTGACGCAAAACACCGACCCAGACCTGGGGCTAGTTAATGACCTGCTTTGGATTGAAGGATACTGGATGTCCACGGACGGAACCAATCTTGTTGTTACTGAAATTGGAGACCCGTTGTCTGTGAATCCCCTGAAGTATGGATCAGCCGAAGCGGACCCTGACCCTGTAGTAGCAGTGTTGCGGCTTCGAAACGAGGTTTACGCTGTTAACAGGCACACCATTGAGGTGTTCGATAACGTCGGCGGAGAGTTTTTCCCGTTTGCGCGAATTGATGGCGCGCAGATTCAGAAAGGGGCCGTCGGAACGCATGCCGTATGCGTTTTTGATGAACAATTGGCGTTTGTTGGGTCGGGTCGTAACGAAGCAAACAGCATTTACGTTGCTTCTAACGCCACTGCAACGCAAATTGCCACGGCAGAGATAGACACTCTGCTGTCTGAGTATTCCGAAGACGAATTGGAAGCGGTAAAGATTGAATATCGCCTGTACCGAGCGCACAAACTATTGTATGTGCATCTGCCTAACAAAACTCTTGTTTACGACCACACGTCTAGCGAGGCTTTGCAGCAGCGTGTATGGTTCGTGCTAACAAGCACCGTTGACGGGTTTGAGCAATACCGCGCTCAAAACATGGTGTATTGCTATGGCAAGTGGATTGTTGGCGATCCGCAAGATTCTAGGATCGGTTACTTTAACAACGAGATCGGACACCACTGGGGAAGCATCGTTCGGTGGGAGTTTTCCGCGCCCATTTTCTACAATAACGGCATGGGCGGCATCTTCCACGAGATAGAACTTGTGGCGCTAACTGGACGCGTAGAGCTAGGCACGAATCCGCAGATAAGCACGTCATACAGCATTGACGGACAGTCTTGGAGTCAAGACAAGTATATTTCTGTCGGAACAACTGGGAACGCACTAAAGCGCCTTGTGTGGTGGCAACAGGGATTCATGAAGAATTGGCGGATTCAGCGAGTTCGTGGAAACTCAAGCGCGCATATTTCTGTGTCTAACTTCAATGCTCGTTTAGAGCCTTTGGCAGCGTAAATGGCTATTGGCCTAACAAGAGATCAGCTTGCAAAGTTTCTTGAAGACCACGAGGCCATCAAAGCTTTTGAGGCTCTGTTCAAGCAAGTAAACAGCGTAACGACGATCGTTGTCGATAACTCTGAAGCAAGCATTGCCTCTGCTCAAGCGTTAGCCCAAGAGGCCGCGCAATCCGCCGCCAGTCTTAAAGACATGGTTGAGCTGGCTGTTTTGCGCCCGCCAGAGGTTCCGGCAAAACCGGCGCGCTACGGGTCGTTCTTTAGTTCCGTTACGCAAAATGCCGCTGTAATCAACACGGCATATGCGATGACGTACAACAATACCGACATTTCGTCGGGAGTAAGGTTGCGCAGCCCGTCTACAAGTGAAGTCGAGATCGACACTGAGGGCGTGTATAACATTCAATTTTCTGCCCAATTGGACAACACTTCCGGAGGCAACCATTTAGCGTTTATCTGGTTGCGCGTTAACGGAGTGAACGTTGCAAATACAGCTTCCCAGGTGCGCCTGAAAAGTTCAGATGGAGAACTGGTTGCGGCGTGGAACTTTTTTTACAACTTCAAAGCGCGGGACTACTTTGAGCTTATGTGGTCCGCAAGTGATGTTGCAGTACAATTGACTGCAATTGCTGCTGCGGCTCCTGTTCCTGCAATTCCGTCTGTCATTTTGACTGTTGATAGAGTAAATAACTGAGGCAAACATGGCCGTACTGCTTAAAGTTTTGGTCCCGCCATTGCAGCTTGCGACTGCGCAAACGACGCAATACGCGGCTCCGAACGGAACCCGAGCCATTATCACAAAAGCAACCGTAACTAACACGGACACAGCACCCAGGACGTTTTCTGTAAACCTTGTCGCAAATGGCGGAAGTGCAAGCGCTTCCAATCTGGTTATAGACACCAAGTCTGTGCAGCCGGACGAAACATATCTTTGCCCAGAACTTGTTGGACATATTTTGCAGCCAGGAGATTTTATTTCTACCACTGCCAGCGCCGCTACTGCATTGACTTTGCGGATAAGCGGGCAGGAAATATCTTAAGGAATAAAAATGTGGGGTCAAATTCTTGGGGTTGGAGCTGCATTGCTTGGGGGAAGCGTTCTTCAGTCGAAGTCGGCGGAAAAGGCTTCTAGGCAGCAGGCGCAGGCAGCAGACGCTGGGATTGCAGAGCAGGCTCGTCAATTCGACGAGCTGCGTCGCCTACTTGAGCCTTATGTGGCCGCTGGACAGCCAGCCCTTCAGGGTCAGCAGGCGTTGATTGGCCTTCGTGGAGCATCAGAACAAGAGTCCGCAATCTCTCAGATCGAGCAAAGCCCGTTGCTACAGTCATTGACTCGCCAAGGCGAGCAGGCAATGTTGCAGCGCGCATCTGCTACCGGAGGGCTTCGCGGCGGCAACATCCAAGCGGCGCTGGCTCAGTTTCGCCCGATGATGCTGCAAGAGGCCATAGACAAACAATACGCCCGCCTGGGCGGGCTGACATCGCTTGGGCAGCAATCTGCCGCTGGCGTTGGGTCTGCTGGAATGGAAACAGGACAGGCGATTGCGGGGCTTCAGGCGCAGCGTGGAGCGGCTTTGGCTGGTGGCACGCTTGGACAAGCCGCGCCATTCGTGCAGGCTCTGGGGATGCCTGCTGCCATTGCCGGGTTTGGTTTGGCTAGTGGCCGATGGAACCCGTTTGGCGCGTCTTCTCCTGCGCGGCCGTCTTCTCCTGCGCAGCCGCCCGGACTGCGCGCCGCTGCCCCATTAGATTAGAAGGATAAATCATGCTTCAGCCTATTGACTACGCTTCAGCGTTTCAGCAGCAGGGCGGATTGCTTGGCCCC